TCTGGCTCTGTTGACATAGTTTTTACAAAAGTGTTTGCTAAATCTTTTCTTTTTATTTCTAAAGCATCACCAACTTTTGCACCCACAGTAGATTTAAATACTTCTTCTGCGCCTATGTTATTTCCTGTTGAAATAGCATCTACAAATTCTCTACTCATTTATTATTTCCTCCATTATCAAATTTATTATCTTTTTCTGGTTCTTCATAATCTGGCATCTGATCAGGTGAAATAACACCACCACCACCATCTTGTGGATACCTTGTTATTCCATCACCACCATCAGGTATACTTATACCACCATCTAATGGGTCAATTGTAAGCTCTTTTCTAATCTGATCATTCATTTCTGAAATCTCTGCATCATTCATACGTAATACTTTTTTAAGTACATATTCTTTACTAAAGAATGTACCGATATAAGATTGAATTGAATCAAGTGTTTGAATACGATCATTAAGAAGCTCTGCATCTTTAAGTTCAGAAAAATGTCCATCCTGTAAAAAGTCATATTGAATATGCTCTTGCATTAAGTCCCAATCTTCTGGAGCAATAACACCCTTTAATAGAAGTTGAGTTTTAAGAATGTCTGTAAATAAAGGTGTAAACTTTTTACGAATACGTTGTACAAACTTAGTAAATTTAAGTTCATCTCTTGTTATTTCAGAAGCTCTTCCTAAAGAAAATCCACCTTCAGAATCCATACGAGAGATGGGAACATTCAAAGATTTATAAAGTTTCTTTTGGAAGTATGTAATATCATCAATTTCACCAAGATTAGAACCGCCTGGCAAAGTTGTAATTTCAGTACCTCTACCACCTTCACGGCGAGGCAACCAAAAATCTTCTAACATTGACATATGATTTCTATCATCACGGATTTCTCCAGTAGATGCATCATATACCAATTTGTTACGATAACGATTCATAACATCTTTTAGATATTGTTCTGCTTTAATTTTTGGTAAGTTACCTACGTCAATATAAAAGATACGTCTTTCTGGGGCTCGTGATATACGATAGATAACTAAAGCATCTTCAATCATACGTAACTGATTGACAGGTTTAATTGCTTTGTGAAGATAAGATAAAATTCTACCAGAATTACCATCAATAGTACCAGATGGTGCATATGAAATTGCATCTGGAGCTATTTTTAAACCAGAACCACCACCAGCACCAGTAGATAAACCTTTTTCGTTATAAAGATAATATTCATCAACAGAACTGACCATATCAACACCAGTTTTGTTACTCTTAGCTTTTTTAACTTGTCTAACTTTTCTAATCTTTGTTGGGTCTATATACCTAAGTTCTACAATACCTTGTTTTGGATTCTTAGTGTCAATAATTTTATGGTAAAATAATCTACCATCAACATACCAACGCCTAAAGATATCATGGCCCTTCTTCTCAAAATGAAGAAGCCGCAATACTTCTGAAAATTCTTCTCTTATTCTTCTTTTTATTTTCTCTGGATACGGTAGACGATCAAGAGTAATTTGTACTGCTTGATCATCCTCATTTGCAACGATACCCTCATTTATGATATCTTCAATTGCAGTGTCGCACTCAGGTTGTTGTGCAATATCACGATACCGCCGGATTAAATCTAAATCCGTTTTTTCTCTACCATCAGTGTCTAAAATTTGTCCGAAAAAACCACCGCCAGCAATATCTAATGTGCCGTCGTCAGCAGTGGGGGTAGTGAATGATGGTACACTACCCTCTGCTTTTTTTGGTCTTTCTATACGGAACCCGAAAAGTTCAGCCATACTATATTTCTCCTACGTTCTATTTAGTAGGTAAATTAGAACGATACTCCAGAAGGTTCAAAGTGCTGATATCTCCAAGTTACTTCAAAGGTTTCAATTTCTGTTGCCTCTGTGTTAGCAAGAGCAATCTCACCAACTGTCAATGGATAAGCTGATCTGAAGATATAACTCTTCAATACAGTTTCATCACGATCCAACTGTTCTACAGTCAAATCGGTTTGATAATCAGCAGGAGCTACAACACCAGTATTATTTGCATAATCGTTGATACCATTCTGCCATCTTTCCATTGCATTTCTAATCATGAAATCAGTATCATTCATGAAGGTGGTAGTCCATGCTTCAGGAGCAGGCCTATCACCAGATACATAAATGTTTCTTCCACGAAAAGGAACAGCAATTTCACCCAATGTCGAAGCGGGTAAGTTAGAAGCACTCACTAGAAATGAAGTTCTACGAACATCAAGTCCAATTGCAATGCCAGGTGGGGGAGTAATAGTTACCCTGTATTGGTTAGCTCTTGCACCACCACCGATTAAGTTAGCTTTAAAGTCATCTATGTTTGCCATGATTAACCTCCTACCTCACTAAAGGCAACCCCTGTTCGAGTTGCGATAAAGTTTAGGGTAATAAAGTTAATAGAACGAGCTGGTTTGATGTAAATATCACCAATAAACTCATTACGATCAATAACTTCTCCCGTGTTGTTTGTTGCGTCAGCGACTACCTTAAAGTCAGTGATACCACGGCGACCTTGAACATCCCTCAAGAAAGGTTCTACTAAGTTACGGAATTGAGCTCTTGTAAATTCATCATTAAACTCAAATAGTTGAAACTTAGATGCAGTTGCGATTGCTTTTTCAAGAACCAAGAACAATCTACGAACATTGATACGATCAAATGCACTTGGTTTTGATAGAGCAGTCTTGTCACCAAACAGAACCACACCTTGGCCTGGGAAGTTAACAACAGGATTAACTCTAAAGCGATATAATTGATCTCTTTCACCCGCACTTGGGTTATAAGACAATTTAATACATCCACGAACATTTCCACGATTAAATCCAGCAGGAGAGAACCAAGGATCAGCAACACCATCAGTGTTAGCACAAAGACCAGCAATATCCCCATTCAAAGGAACAAAACGATATACATCTGAATATTTGTCGTAAATATATTTGTAACTGCTATCAAAAACCATATAAGAAGATGATGGGCATAACTCAAATGCAGAAGTTACATTTTCTGTTTGTGTAGTTGTGTTTGCAATACCAACCGTTGCAGAACGGAATGGCGAAACAAATCCAACACAATCTTTACGGCCTTCTACAAGAGAAGTAATCATTGTTACATGAGTATCTTGTCCAGCAGCAGTGTCGGTAACACCAGAACTTGGCCCACCAAGAACTAAATTTACATCCACTGATTCAGCATCAGCAAACTTATCATAAGCAAGTTCTAATTCACCAGCAGTAACAGCATAATCATCTGTTCCACCTGTTAAAGAAACAGTAGTAATAGGAATTACTGATGTATATGCAGTTGCAGTATCAGTACCCCAGTTAGTACCAGCAGCAATATGATCACCCCAATAAACAAATGCAGATTGGTTAAAAAATACTGTTGGATAATAGATACTATCTCCTTGAGGCCCTTTAGCAGCTGGATTTTTTGATAGGTTAGCATAAGTTTCTATGACAGAGTTTACTCTTTGACCAGCAACATCTACATCAAAACCAGTAATGTCTCCAGTTGTATCAAAAACAACAACGTGTAATTCATCACCAGTACCACGACCATTTTGTTTATTAAAATCAGATTGGGTAGGAGGTGCGTCAAATAAATCAGCATATCTCCAACGTCTTGTGATTAAAGCATTATCTGGAATAATAGTTTGCAATCCACCTTCATCTGGGTCATCCTTTAAACGAATACTTAATACTTCACCACTAATAGAAGTAACTTCGTATTGAGTATTACCAGATTCTATAGAAGCGTAATCTGAAAATGCTAAAACAACATTGTCTGCAACTGTAATAGGTTTGTCTAAAACAAAGACTGTTGCTGAAGTAACTGTTTTAACTTTAACTATCTCAGTAATACCATCACCGATAACACGATGACCTACTGCAACCGTACCAGAACCACCATCAACTGTAAGGTTAATGGAAGCAGTAACAGCACCAGCAACGACTTTTGTGACACTAAAAGCTTCATGAAACTTGATCATGTCTCCAACTTGGAAAGCAAACCCTGCTTCATCAGCATCATCGACTGTAATCGTTTTATCACCAATAGCTCCAGCACCGTTTACTAGGTTGTTTGAACCCAAGTCTTGACTGTATGATTGTGCAGTAGGACAAACTTCAACACCAACTGAGTTACCTAAAACACCAGCAGAACGTGAAAGCCAATCGTTAGTAGTGTTTTGTCCATCACCTGTAGTTGAAAAGAATGAAGTGAGATAATGATCGTTATCACGAACTAATATACCACTAGATTCACCAGCATTAAGTATGGCAGATTCTGCACGAACAATTTTTAGAGTGTTACTATATTTTAGAAAGTTAGAAGCGGTAAACCAAAATTCGAAATTATCTGCATTAGGTTTGCCGAAGTTATTAAGGAGATCAGCTTCAGAGGTGACTGTAACTATTGAAGACACAGGGCCCTTTTGGAATGGGCCTGCAATTGCACCAATTGTGGTGTCAACTGCTGGAACAACATTAGTTAAATCAATCTCTTTGACATGAACGCCAGGAGAAACTAGAAAAGACATAAATTGTACTCCTTATCTTTAAGAGTTGGTTTTTGTTTATTACAGATATTTATAAGAAAACAATATTAGAAAAACTGTTTTTATAAGTGTTATAACATATAAATAATAATATGGTAAATGCACACTACGAAAAGTATAAAGACACAATTAAAAAGGTAGCTCGTAGAAACTATCGTAAAAGAATTATTTTGTTAAATGAAAATTTAGCTAATAAATCTTGTAAACATTGTGGTGAAAGTGAAACTGTGTGTTTAAAATACTATCCCCACGATTCAGAAATAAGAAAAATAACAAAACGAGTGGGTACTAATCCTAAGAGTAGAAAAGAAATATTTTTACTTATTGATGAAAGTATTATATTATGTTCTAATTGTTGGATTAAAAATGATAATGATTTATTAGAATTTATATAGCATCACCAATCTGATCCATAATCTCTCACTACTGCAGCCCACTTTGTGCCATACTCATCTACCATATTTCCTATATTTTCATCTTCTAAACCATTAATAACAAAACCAAAAGGAGCCATATCTTGTTCTAATGCATTTTGTTGTTCTCTCATCATAGTCATACGTACATCACTATCTGTTAATTCTTTAAAATATTGTTGATCTGTTACCCACGCAAATATAAACAAGCAAGCAACTAGATCATCATTACATCCATCATCAGCTTCATATGAAGAACCCTTTACAATAAATGTGGATAATTCACTAATAATATCTAAATCTTCTACTATAAGTTTATCATCTTCAATTAATTGTTTGAGATTAGAACATCCTATTCTTTTAACAGCCTTAGTAGTTCTAACTCCCAATTGCGCTTTTCCACCGCTGAACCCCCCTCCTAGTACCTGTCCTGACCGTCCACGCATGGATGCCATTATAAGGTTGTCATACTCCAAGTCAAACTGTAAAGTGTTTGCAACTTGTTCACCAATATCATTTACTTCAACAAGAACAAATGCTTGGTTGTATGCACGAGCAACTTCATAAATTTTTGCTGGAAATAGAAGAGGTTTTATTTCATTGTCTCTATATTTTGAAACTACCCTGTAAGGCATTTCTGTTACATCAACTACAATAAATGCAGAATAATCATTTTGTGTTCCTCGAGCAACGTCAGCAGTAATTACATACGTATGTCCCTGTTGTGGTGAAATATGTACATCAAGGCCTGCGTTTGATTGTTTAGGTTCTCTGTATGGTATTACTTTAAGTTTCTTTGCAGTTATAAGAGTATTGATAGAACCAAGAAACTCACACTCAAATTCTGTGTTAAATTGTTGTTCACTAGTATTTGAAATAGTTTCTTTTTTCCATTTTTCATCACGGCCTGGAATTTCACTCCAATGAACCTCAATAGGAACGTATGTATTTCGTTTTTCTTCTGCATCTGTCCATATCTTATAGAACATATTCATACCGTGTGGAGTTGATACTATCATGACTTTTGTGGTTTTACCAGAAGAAATAGTGGGGTAAACAGAACTAAAGAATTGTTCAGCTACATTACTGGGTACATACGCAAACTCATCAAGAAATATAATATTATAAGAACCACCACGAACCGCACTAGCTGAAGTAGAAGACGCCAATATTTTACTACCATTTTCAAGTTCTAAACTTCCTTTGTTCCATGACATAACTCCTTGTTGTAACCACTTAGGTAAATGTTCATATGCAAGTTGTAGTCTACTTAATAAATCTCTTGCGGTTGCAGCTTTGTTTGCAAGTATAGCAATATTAACACTTGGATTAAATAGAGCATAGTGTAATAGATAAGATACCATAACAGTAGATTTACCAGACTGTCTAGGTAGTTTACAGATAGTAAAACGATTACTATGAAATGTACCAACCATTTCTTTTTGAAAAGAATACATATCAAATGGTACTAGGCCTTCATCAAGAGAAATAATTTTTACATAGTTCTGTATAAAATATATTGGGTCTTCCATACAAAGAGTATATTCTTGAAGTTGTTTTTTTGTCCAAGATTGTTGTACGTTTGCTTTTTTAAGATTCGGATTACCAAGATAAGTAGCATCAACCATCAGATTTACCTTTTAACATTTTTTGTAATTCAGCAGTAGAACCTACGAATAATGCATTCGTAACATTTTTAGGAGCAGTGTTTGGTACTTCTTTAAGTCTCTTCATTTTTTCTTGAAGATCACCAAGTTTTTCTGCAACTTCTGCTACCTGTTTAATAAGATTTCCAGCAACCTCATATCCCCTTGGATGCTCACCTTCTTTTGCAAGCTCAAGTATTCCATCAATTGCAGTTGAACCCTTCTCTACCAAAGTATGAAAAGTATCTCTTTGAAGACGATAATCTTTTTCAATATCATCACATTCTTCAGTGTTGTTTTCTACTACGATTGGTAAAGTTTCTTGATAGTCTAAAGGTTCTGTTTGTGATGTAAGAACATCACCAGCAACCCCAAGAGCTTTATTCAATTCTTTAAGGGTATTGACCATTATATTTTAACTCTTATCTGTACCTGTTACTGGATCAAAATTCTTTGCATCTTCAAAGAAAGAAGTTGTTTCATTAAAACCAAAATCATCATCTGCATCAGCATTAGTAGGATTTGGTGTAACTGTGTATCTTTGTTCTCTTTTAGGAGCAGTATCTTTAAGATCAGTATACTGATCAACTTGTACTGTTTTGATAACAGCTTGAGAAGTAACAGGGCCATAGAGATAAAACTTTGCAGTAAAATCTAAAGTGTAAATTAATGCACGGCGTGTTTCAAAATCGCCCTGATAATTATCTTCATATGCAACACTATTTAATATGATAGGAACATCTCTTTTAATTCCCATATCTGCCATGTCATTAATAGTAAGAGTATAGTCTGGTTGAAAGTATGGAAGAATCTGTTCAATGATTTGTAAAGAGTCATCAGATTCTTTAGCCATCACATATAACTGAATATTTAAATTATAAGGAACAGGCATATACTGAGAGTCAAGACGATTAGCACTTGCACCTTTAACTTTTTTAAACTTTTGCACTCTATTCAATTTTCTATTAGGGTCATACTGTAGGTTTTGTATCTCAAAACCAATACGAGGAAGAGTAATAGCAACTGTCTTTGATAGACTTGCATCTTCATTTAAACGAGTAAGCCATTTCTGTCTCGGCCCGTAAGCAAGAGGAACCTTCATTGATTGTTTTATGTTACCATCATTGTCCTTACGAACAAGTTGGATATTATTAAAAGTTGTCCCAAAAGCAATAATAACTTTTCTTATGCTTTCATGATAAAATTGTTGACCTAACATTACGAATACTCCTTATTAATTATTAACTAACTGCGGCACTAAATGGTGTTGCTGGGTTTGCACCAGTAGGTGTACGCATCTGACCCTCTACGTGCCATAAATTAGCGGCTATATCAATTAATGTAAGTGTATCACTAACCTGTCCACCTTGTGTACCGCCGTTTAATGTAATTGTATCAGAGGTAGAGGCAGTTCCGAATATTGTTTGTGCAGTGCCATCTAAATCCATATTTTTAATAGTACCATTAATTACGTTATCAGCATCTGGACATTGTATCTTGTATGTGTTTGATCCCATAGTAACAGTTACGATAAATTTATATACGTGTCCTGTTCCAGTTGCGTCTGGAAGAGTTAATACAACATCTGCGTTACCACCAACTTCGCCTAGTAACAAAACTCTACCAGCGTGTTCTGCTGAAGTAATAGCATCAGTTGCTACAAAAGTGTGTATTGCTTGGCTGAAAGAACCAGTTAAATTTGTTAGTCCAGAGAATGTAGCTGCAACACCAACAACATTACCATCTGCGTCAACAGTAAAGTCATCATTAGTGTTAATACCACCATCTAAACTAGAAAGACCACTGGCACCAACAGTAGCAGCAGCTAATCCTGTTGCAGTTAATAAACCACTACTACTATTAAAGGTTAGGTTAGTACCACTTTTTGGAGGTAAGTCTCCAGTTGCGGCAGTTGCAAATAATGGGAAACAAGTAGTATCACTCGACTCATCTGCAACAGTAACGGCAGTAGCAATATCAGATGTACCTGTAACATCACCAGTTATATCACCAACAAATGCAGTTGATGTAATACTTGTTGCACCAGTAACTACTCCAGCATCAATTATAATCGCACCGTCAAGAACAATCTGTTGACCACTAAGAGGTGTAATTAATAAATCAGTACCAGCAGTAGAACTTAATGTGTTACCATTGATATTAAGATTATCTACTTGTAATGCAGTAAGAGTTCCTACTGAAGTAATAGCAGTTTGAGCTGCACCAGTAACAGTTGCGGCTGTACCAGATGCGTTACCTGTTACGTTTCCAGTTAAAGCACCAGCAAATAATGTTGCAGTCAACAATCCACTACTACTATTAAAGGTTAAATTAGTACCACTCTTAGGTGGTAAATCTCCTGTTGCAGCTGTTGTAAATAATGGAAAACAAGTTGTGTCAGATGATTCGTCTGCTACTGTAACAGCAGTACCAACAGATGCTAATGCAACTGCAATGTTTCCAGTACCATCAAAACTAGTTCCACCAATAGTTCTTGCAGTCGCAAGAGCTGTAGCAGTTGCAGAAAGTGCTACTGCGATATTTGCAGAACCATTAAAACTTGTTCCACCAATAGTTCTGGCAGTTGCAAGTGTAGTTGCTGTATCAGCATTACCTGTCACATCGCCAGTTATATCACCAACAAATGCTGTTGAGGTAATACTTGTTGCACCAGTAACTACACCAGCATCAATGATAATAGTACCATCAAGAACAATCTGTTGTCCTGATAATGGAGCAATCGTTAAATCTGTACCAGCAGTACTAGAAATAGCATTACCATTGATATTAATATTATCTACTTGTAATGCAGTTAGTGTTCCTACTGAAGTAATTGCAGTTTGAGCAACTGTAGCAAGAGCGCCTGTAATTGTTCCTGTTGTTGTTAAATTTTCGTTACCAAATGAAATTGCACCAGAACTATCTGTAATAGAACCAGCAGCTAATGCAAGAGTTCCACCATTAAGAGTAGTGCCGTTTACTGTTGTTGTAGCAAGAGTTGTAATCGTTGCTGATGTTTGTGTTCCACCAACTACACCACTAATTGTTGGAGCAGTTAAAGTAACTACTGAAGCAGTTGCACTAATACCACTACTCAAAGACAATGTATCTCCTAATAGAGTATAAATCTCTAAGAAGTTATCATTAATTTTATCTGAGGCTGCGCGTAAGGTATCACCTGTACCATCATTCGCGTTACCACCCAATCCAAGGACTTGATTTGCCATCTACATTCTCCTAAATCTATTTATAATCATGTAGGATCACCAAATGGATTAGATTCTGTAAAATCTAAAACTGTATCATCTAATGTATCAAACAATTCGTTTTGTGCAGTCTTGTCATTTGTGTTATCTCCAAGACTTCGTGCTTCTTCTTGTAGTAGATACTCTGCATTACCAGTATCAGCTGAATTTTCAAGTATAATACTTTCTCCAGAAGAAGATGAATCGGTACTAACTATTGTAGTATCTATCGTAACATTATTTACATCAATTGTATACAGTTCACTATCAATAGATAATGATTGACCTACTCCTGTTTCTTGTTCTAGAGTAAACTGATACTCAAGTTGGTTGAGACTTAAAGCATCCTCAATCGCATCAATCGTATCTATACCAGTATTAAGTTCTTCAGAAGCATAATCAAACAGACGGCATCTTAATTTATATACAGGATTATTGTCCAGTTGAAAGAAAGGCTCATCGTGATCTACAAAATTAACTTGAAACATTTTATTTAGTATTGGATGATAAATTGCATCACCCTCAAAAGGACGATCCGAATCTGTTGCATCTGTTTCTGATATAATGTAGAAATCACTTCCCTCTAAGTCTGTAGCTGTTAATGCAAGTGTTCCTGCTTCTAGAAGAACAGAACCACCCTCTTCTTCATCAGTTCCAGACTCTATGGTAATCTGTTTTGTAAGTTCTTGAAATCTTAATTTGTTTACTACAAAGGTTGCTTCACTTAAATTCTGTAAACCAAACTGATTCATTATCTCTCGTTCACCAGCAAAACCACCGTCTGCATTTTCCATATACATTTCTATTTTTGCAGCGTCTTTAAATTTAGAAAGAGTGTCTCCACCAAGAATAGAGTCTTCTGCAACAATAGTACGATCCATATAGAAAACGTCATGACCATGTATCTGAATTGCCTCGGCAACTAAGTTTGAGTATAAACTTTGTTCTGTTGATATTGCGGCAACATTACTGGTATGAAAAAATGCATTTACAGCCATACTATTATCCTACCATATAACTAACTGGTAATTCAAATGCTAATTGAATTTGATCCTCTAGTTTCTGTTGCTCCTCTATTGCTTGTGAGTATATTGTTTCACCGTTCATGGTAACACCACCCAACATTGCAACACCACTAAACTTAGATAAGTTTGCTCCCCACTGCCCTTTGATTAATGCAGTAGCATATCTTTTAAGGTATATGTCATCAAATATGTCAGTGTATGATGTAGGGTCAACCTTACGATAGCACTCTATTATTATATGTTCAGTATCGGGAACTATCTTATTTTCCCAATCCATATCTATATAAAGACGGTTTTGATGTTGATTAAAACGTATAGGTGTTTCTCCAACAAGAATATGTTCAAGGAAATCTAAATTCTGCATCTGTAACTGATAGTTCATAACAGATGTAGATGAAAAATCATAAAGGTCATTTAATCTCAGCTGATAACGAACATCAAATAAACTTCCACCACCACCTGTGTCAGTTAAAGGAAATACTCTTAAAACGGAAACTACAGATTGGGGAACAGGAATCCAATTATTACCTTCTTTCCATGTAGAGGTTACAGTTGCATCCACTGAATCAGTTGCTGTAGTTGATGTATTTGATCTTGCTCGTGTAACGTCAGCAGCAGTTATAAGATGTTTAAGATACATCTTCTCAATACCGTCATAATGATACTGTGCAAAATACTGCAAGGCTTCATCTATACGATCATCTACTTGGTCATCTGATACGTTGATATCTATAACTCCAGAACCAAGAGCTCTTAGACAATAATTTTTAAAAGTTTCTTTAGTAGAAGGTATAGCCATAAAATTAATTCCTTTCTACATATTTATAAGAGTAACTATTCTATTAAACTATTAGATTGCATACCTAATCTACCATCAATATCTTTTAAATCACTGGCGTGTTCCATCCCCTCCTTAACCAACGCAATAGCTGCAAGTGTTGTTGCTATTTCTTATTATCCTTATGCTGCTATATTAAGTTGTGATAGATTTTGCTTTATCTTTTCAAATGGTGCAGACCAATCACCGTATTTTTCTTGTCTGAATAAGGTGACGCTATCGTAAAAGGGCGATTTAATTCCCGGCATAGCCCACAGATAATATGACAAAACAGGTACAACGATCCAAGTAGGAACACCCATTGCCGCTGACAAATGGGCAACGCTGGTGCAGCTTGTAATAACTAACTCACACAAACTGATCTCTCTGCGTGTGGCTGTCCAATCGGTAACATCAGCTTGCGGCATATAGTTGGGTTTTAACTCAGAGCCACCATCACGCTGTAACGATATACAATCTAAGCCTTTTATTGCATCAAACATTAGATTAGCAGGAAACAAGCGGTGTTGCTGGTGTTCAAATTCTGGATTACCTGACCACCTTATTCCAATACGATCTTTAATTGGTTGAGCAGTTTTATTAATATAGGAATGTCCTTTGATGTCTGCATATTCAAGCTCCAAGATAGTAACGGCAGACATTGACGGAACCCAGTATTGGATATCTACACCGCCAGCGGCTTCGATAGTTACTAACTGAATATCGGTATCTATAAGAGGCCATATTTCTTTTGAGCAAGCAATAACAGTTGGCTTTATATAATCTACAAAGCGTAACCCATGAATTTGATCACCTATACCACCCTCAAGAACTAGCATAATATTCCCTTTGGATTTACCATCCCATATTGGGGCGGATGTCCCACAGTGTCTATTTCCAAAAACATTAATTTGTCTACCAGCATCCATTGCTCGATGGCCATCAAGCAATTTACCTTTTGTTAATAGAAACCAGCCTCGGTTAAACTTTGCGCGAGGATCGTTGGGTGCTTTCTTTTCTAGCTTTTCTGATATCTTCCAGCCGCTATCAAAGTCACCTTTTAATCCACTTTTTACTTGCTCATCTAAGTATTGGCCAATCCGCATTACGTAGCTACCGTTTTAAAAACGATAGAAGTTTGTTGACTGCCGTTACTTAATCCTGTAAATGTCCAAGTCGTGTCTGAGCCTACTTGAACAGGTGATGAGTTTGCTGTTGTGTTTCCATGTCCACATTGCCCAATATCATTTCTACCCCATGTCCATAACGCGCCTACGCCATCAGTACCATCTCTAATTCCACCACCAGTCTGTTTAGAAATATATTGCACTGTACTCCAATTAGTCGCTGATCCTAGTTGAGTGGCAGTATTGTAGAAACCAGAACTTTCCCCATTCCCCAACTGACCCCCAGCGGTATTCCCTGCGTACCAGATAGTTCCATTTGATTTAACAAGCATGGTTGTGTCTCCACCTACAGTCACAGACACGCCATCTGATGACATCTGAACAGGAGTTTTTTGTTGAGTAAACGCTCCCTGCATTAAAGCACCAGAACCGTATCCTATACCCCACACACTACCATCGTCTTTGAGCATTGCAACGTGGCGATTTCCTGACGGGGTTATAAATGTGTAGTTGTTGGAATCAGAACCACTAACTAATACAGGGCTAGAGACATTAGCGACGTTGCTGTGTCCCAGATGACCCTCAGAGTTTTGGCCAGTTGAAAATACCTGGCCATTACTTTTAATAAGGTACAAATCACTAAACCCCATATCGACAGAGGTGTACGTTCCAGCAAGTTGCTCATATCCATCATACAAATTTACTGCTTGATCACTGGAAACCCCCTGTCCACATTGGCCATACCTCGACGTGCCCCATGTAAATACATCACCATCAGTGGTTAGCCCAGCGTTTCCTTCTCCATTCGAGCAAGCCGTAATTTGAGCCCACTTTTTAGTGTCATCTATCAAAACAGGAGATGATTTGGTGCTGGTGTTCAAGCTAGGCACCATATCACCAACACCCCAAAGCTCATTTTCAGCTGTTACAAATATTACACCCTTCTGAGAAGAAGAAGCGGATATTACTTTATAATCATGAATAAGCACAGGCGATGAAAATGAATTAGTGCTGGATTCGAAGAACTCTCCGCCGTTTACACCGTTTGAGCCCCATCCCCATAAGTAGTTTCCTGCACCACTACCTCTTGCTGCACTACTTCCAAACCCAAGAACATTATATCCAAAACTAGTCATTTTATAACCCCTTATACTTTATGCGTCATTTGCAGCGTCAGTAGTAAAGAATAACTTTATACCTACAAGCCGCGCATCACCTGATTGATTATCAGCAGATATATCTCTATTTATTTGAAAGAAACAACAATCTCCTACAGCTGGTGAACCAGCAATTGTAACTGCACCACTTTCAACAGAAACCATTAAGTCATTTGAGGAACCACTATGAGCAAGTGCAGTAGTTGCAACTAATGTACCAAATGCTACGTTGATAGTGTCATCACTAGAAACTGCAATACCACCTAATTGCCACGCAACAGTTCCAGTGTTAGTACCTGTTACTG